CCTTTGGGGCGTATGTGCTGCCGGTTGCCGGGTCTACCATCACCTTACCGTAGTACAGAAACCGGGCGTATGGACCTGGGTAAATGACCTCATTGCCTACCACCCGCGTTCTCTGCGTCAGAGAGCCTGTAAGCGCAGGCACAAAGGGGGTGGTATCTTTCATCACCTGTTGCGCTAAAACGCTTTCAGCGCGGCCACAGGCCCTTGCAAGCTGCCGCTTTACCTCGTCCATGCCAGACACGTCAACAGAGAACTTGAGCGACATCTCATGCCCCTCCGACTTCCCAGTGTCTCATGTCCACGCTGCCAAAATCTTTCTCGTCCACTTTTGTCACGTTGTAGCAGCCGTCCTGTGCCATAGCCACGTCCTCTTTGTCTGTGACAAACTCGCCTTTCACAAAGAACGTCAGCCCGCCATTACCGTTCACAGACAGCGTCCACAGCCCGGACTTGTCCGCCGCCGCAAGAAACGCCTGCGGGGGCGCGTAAGTTTTGGCCTTGCCTGTCGTGCCGTCCACCGCTTCCACGGAAAACGGAATGTACAGGTTTACTGCGTCCGCGCTCTCAAGTCCGCTTTCTCGGACGTTGACCGCCTTACTGGCTTGCAGCATAACCCCGCGCAGGATGGTCACATACAGCTTTGTGATTTCCTCAAAAGTCGCCGGGTCAGTCTCCTGCACGGCGTTGTATACCGTTATAGTGTGGGGCGCGTACAACCACAGCACCCCCCTCCCCGATACAAAAGCCCGGTATGCGCCAGATACTCGTTACAGGTCGCCGCCAGCAGTTTTTTCGCACCGTCCGTAGCGCTTAGTGCGGATGCGGCAGCTTCTCCGCCGCTGGCCAGCGTCCGGGAGTACCCGCCTACCGTTTCGCTTTTCACGTCATCGCCGGTCGCCGCGTTCGTCAGTTTGGTTGCGGCAAGCTGCTGCGCGGCTTCGATCAGCTGATACTTGTCCACAAGTGCACAGCAGCACATTTTTACCGCGTCCATATCAGCGTTATCTTTTGCCCGGTTCTGCGTGTAGTAATCGAGGAAGGAGCTGGCTCGTACAGCCAGACGCGGAAAATCCTCCTCGCTCACGGTGCCCAAATAGGTCCCGGAGTAATAATCGTAATCAGCGTATGTCATGTGAGCCAGCTCCTTCCAAAACTGCGAGAATTTCAGCCTTTTTCATCGAACTGCTGACCCCTTCCACCCCGTTTTCATCGGCATACTTAAGCATTTGTGCCTTTGTCATGTCGGTGAAAACGGTGATGTCAGGGTCAGGCTTATTCAGCAGTTCAGTTAGCCCCCCACCGCCGGAGTGATGGAGCCGACCACCACACCGTCGATACGCTCAGCGAAAAGAGCCATGCCGTTGATAACGGTGTCAGATGCGGTCATGTTGGTGTAATCGGGCTCCTCATGGATACCGATATAGCCGGTGGCATCGGTGGTGAAATCGAACACCTCGCCAAGATCAGCGCCGTTCACAGGAATGTAGTACAGGACAATGTTGTCCTTGGCGGTGGCGTAAATCTTGCCCTTGGGAACGCTGGAATTGAGAATCACGGTGCCAAGGCCGAGGAAGTTCTCAACGTAAGTCATTCCGAACGCGGTCTGCAAGGTAATGTTTGCGCTTGCGAGGTAGTCAGCAACATCCAGCGGGTTCAGGAAATACACCGCACCGATTTCGTCATCTTCAAACAGCACCTGCAGCTGGCCCCATGCCTGAGCCAAGGTCGCCTGGAAGGTCGCGCCGGACGCCGTGCCCGTGCCGGTTGCGAGGAAGTTGAAAAAGTCTTTACGAATACCCTTCTGGACGTCCTTGAGCATTTCGTCGGTGGTCATTTCTACCGCCTGATCGTAGCCGCGATCGGTGATTGCTTCGGCGGAGGTGGCCTTGCGCCACTTCTTGAGCGTAATCTCCTTGTAGTTCACGGCTTCGGTCTTGTACTTGCTGAGGGGAATGGTCTCACCCTCAGCAACAGCGCCGCTCTCCAGCGTGCCAGTGGCCTTGTAGCTCTTGAGCACAGTGCCCGCCTGCTTGGAAATCTTTCGGGTAACGCCCAGAGCCTCCATCAGCTTCTTGATGGAATAGCCAAACATTTCGGTAAATTCGATTTCGCGCACACGCGCGAGGTCAGCTTTCTTAATGAGCTTAGGATCAGCAGCCATTTTTATTCTTCCTTTCTAAACAAATCCATATTTGCGGCGATTGCAGCGCGCCGCTCCGCTCTGTCAGTGATTTGCATGATCTCGTCCTTTGTCATCGGCTTCCCGCCACCGTTAAAGCGCGCACCAGTGTCGACGCGAACGGTCTGCTTGGAGACAAGCCCCTTGTAAGTGCCGTCTACGAGTGCATCAAGAGACTTGGTGTCCTTGATTTTTTCCCCGTCCAGCTCCAATGCGGCCATTTCCTCGCCGCAGCCTCGCATAGCAAGGTCGAGATTCGCGCCGGTGATGTTTTTGCTCTCAAAGTAAGCACGGACAGCCTTTTCCTTTGCCGCCTTGCTTTCCTTTTCTGTGATGTCGGTCTTAAAGGCTTCAAAAGCCGAGTGTTCCTTCTCGTACTTCTCCTTATAACCGCCGTCACCTGCCGCCTTGAGGTCGTCCAACTGCTTCTGGACGCTTGGCAGCTTCTCCGCGTCCGCCTTGTACTTCGTGAGATCGTCCTTGAGGGGGTCGACCACGCCCAGATGCAGCGCAACCAAGCGATTTTCGATCTCTTCTGTGCAAGCGTCGCCGAGAATATTTCTGATTTCCGCTCTCGTAAATTTCGCCATTTTATTCGTTCTCCTTTTCTTTGGCCCCAATTCTTCGGGGGCGAACGTTGTATAAAAACCGCTGTGCTTCGCGGGTTTTACTTAAAACAAAAGAGCCAACCACCGAGGAAAACTCGGTAGTTGGCTCCTATTGCCCTTCCCGGTGCCCGATTACACCGAGGATTGATATTTGATTTTCTTTTGGACTTCCAGAACAATAACGCCATCACCCTTTCGCCGCACTTCGGCGTTGTTCCCACGCTTCAAGATGGCTTCGATAGCCTGTACCATTTCATCTCGGCTCATCTTTCACCGCCTTTGTATCAACTTCGATCAATACCCCCGGTGCCGTGTAAAATCTTGCCGTATCTTCGCCGATTGCGCAAGTAACAATACCGCTTTCATTTTTCATAATTGCGCCATTTACCCATTTGGGAATACCCCAAATTTTTCTCAATGTTCCAACAGGTATTAAATCGGGATTTACCACAGTAAATACTTCTATGTGGGAAAACGGAATGTGTTTATCCAGCTCTTTGATATAAGCACTACTCATACAGCACCTTCATCCTTTCCCGCTGCTCCGGCAGCCCCGCCGCCTTGCTGAACGCCTTGTACTTGGCGTTCAGGCGGCGCAGTTTGATATTCACTGCCTGTTCTTCGTCTGTCAGCCCTGCGGCGTTGTACGCTGTTTTTTCACGCTTGAGCTTGCGTATGGTGCGCTCCACCTTTCGCTGCTCCTGCGTGGCCTCGTATGCCGTATAGGTCTTGCCATCAAACGTACAGCCCAGACCATCGTCAATGTGGGCAAGCTGTTCGTCTGTGTAAGTGCGCTCGCTTACGCCCTCAACCCAAACGTTGCGGCGGTGACGGCAGTTGACTCCTTCCAGCCCATCCACAGCCCCCAGCCCGCACACCTCGTAGATGTTCGGATAGATGTCGCCGCTGCGGGTGGAATACACTTTGCCTTGCCAATCCTTATGCGATGCCCACGGCGACCGCCCTGGTGCATCACGCGCCCCAGCGTGGGCAGACACTTCATAATACGGCGTTTCCAAGTATTCCGCCGCTTGCTCCGTGTACTTACTGCACAACTGCGATACGCCCGTCATGACAGCCCTGCGCACAGCTACGTCTACATGGTC